CCGCCTGCATTTGGAGTGGAGAGGCGGGGGAGTGACGAGCTCCCCCCACTGGCCGGATGCGTCAACATCCGACCACGGCCGAAGCCGCTCTCCGGCCCGTGCGCACGGGGTACCGGAAGCTAGCAGGCGAGGCCCAACACGTAAAGGCGCAGAAACATGCAGGAGATCAGGTGCGGTCAATGTAATCGGCTTTTGGCCAAGGGCGAGGCGTTGAATCTCGCTATCAAGTGCCCCAGATGCGGGGCGATCAATCATGTGAGGGCCACGAGCCTCAGCAGCGAGGGCACACGAGCCCCAGGCAAGGAGCCCTCGCACTCTCCCACCGGTTTTTGACAATTCCCCCTGAAGGCCGCCGAGCCTCCGTCTAGAGCCGCAAGACGGCCTTTGGAGGCTCAATGTGGCTTTACATCCCCTTCCCCTTTCTGGACTTGCCCTCTGCGCCGGAGCGGGCGGCCTGGAGCTGGGACTCACCATCGCCGAACCCGGATACCGGACTGTTTGCTTCGTCGAGCGGGACGCACATGCTGCGGCCACTCTCGTGGCCAGGATGGCGGACCAGGCCCTGGATGATGCTCCTGTCTGGTCTGACGTGCGCGCCTTCGACGGCAGAGCGTGGCGCGGCCGTGTGGATATCCTCACTGCCGGCTACCCGTGCCAGCCGTTCAGCCTCGCGGGCAAAAGGCTCGGCGAGGCCGACCCCAGGCACCTCTGGCCGGACATCGCGCGGATCATCGCCGAGATCGACCCGCAGTGGGTCTTTTGCGAGAACGTCGTCGGACACCTTCATATGGGATTCAACGAGGTCGCCCGAAGCCTTGAAGGCCTGGGCTACCGGGTTGCTGCGGGCGTGTTCAGCGCGCGAGAAGTCGGCGCTGGCCACTACCGGAAGCGACTCTTCCTGCTGGCCCACGCCGACGGTGGCCTGGTTCAAGTACGACAACGGGCTGACGGTGGGCGGCGGCAGGCTCAAGTTCGAGGCCAAGCACCAGCTGAGCATTGCGGGGACGGCTTCAACCTGGACGCTGTTCTGGGAGCTGCTGCACTCGACCCTGGGCCCGGAGCTGGTGAGGAGCCTGGCGCTCTGCCCCTCTTCGCCCCCGGCCCAGGTGACCTTAAGGCCTGGTCCAACCTCCTCCTGCGCGATCCTGGACTCAAACCCGCAATTCCTCGAACTGCTGATGGGGTGGCCACTCGGATGGACCGACAGCGCCTCGCAGGTAACGGGGTTTGCAGCCTGGCTGCTGCGGTCGCGTGGAGAACTCTCTCGGCTGTGCTGACGGGGAAGTCGAGCGGTTGATTATGAAATGTCGTTGCAGTATGTGAAACGGCGGGCGAGGGTCAATTATCGCGACCTTCGCCCGCATTTTTCACGACGCGCATCAGCTAGGGGAGCCTGAGCCAGGGGCGCTGCCCCTGCACCCCGCCGGGGGCCTGAGGCCCCCGGCCCCCCCCATTGGCCTGGGCCGGGGCGGCAAGGGCGAAGACCTCGGCTGGGCCTTGGCAATGCGCGCGGGTTTTTGAGCGGAGACGCTCAAAAACCCGCGCGCGGTTGGCCCTTTTGGAAGGGGGGCGCAAAGGCTCCCTTACCAACTCGTTGAAATTATACCGGTGGAACGCTATGCCTTATGACAGAGACGGCAACCTATTGTGGCTCGCCGACGACACCGGCGCGCATGAGATATTGCAGCCCGGCGGCGGCTTCAATGGCCGCACGCGCGAACCCGAGAGCCGGACTGGTGGGTGGTGGCCAAGAATCCCGCCTGGCAGCAGGACGCCATGACCCAGGCCGACCCGAAAGCGCAAGCGCCGTTCGGCGGCGATGATGGCGGCGTCGGCTTTGGCGGTGCCGGGGCAACCGGCGACTTCGGGCCAGGCAAGCTGGCTGGCGCGGACAGCGAGGCGGGCCAGCGGTCCGCTCCGGCCGAGCCCTGGAGCGTGCTCTCGGCCACGCAAGAGCACCTGGACCACATCGACAAGATCAGTGGCTTCGGCGATGCCGTCTCGACCATCGGCTCTGGCATCGGCGAGGCCGTGAGCAAGGGCGCAGAGGGCGCAGGCCAGGCCCTTGGCAAGACCTGGGACGAGCTGACCACGAATGAGGACCTGCACAAGGGCGTCGAGTTTGGCGGCAAGGCGGCCTGGGAGGTCAGCAAGGATGTGTTCAAGGAGGCAGGGGCCGATGCGGGGCGTGCACTGGTTGGATATGGCCTTGCAACGAAAGTTGCCCCACTCTTCGGAGGTGATCCCGTGACCTCCATCTTACGCAACAGGGGGTGGCGGCTAGCGACTGACGCCTATGACCTGTTCGACGAGTCTGCCCGGCGCGCATACGAATTGGATCGAAAAATACGCAGCCACTTGCCAAAGGATTAGCAATGACCGCACACATCAGCGTCTCCGGGATTCTGATCATGATGTTCTTGTACCTCATTCCGGCGTTGCAGGTACTGCTCACCATCAGCGGGCAGTACCGGCGCTACGGACTACTCCTTGGGTCACTGCCGTATCTGGAGCGCTGGCCTGTCGCTTCGGATCTTGCGTTCGCTTTGCTGTTTGCCTTGCCGGTTGTGGAGACCATCAACGGGGACCCTGTTGAGGCATTATACTATGTCCCGCTGTACGTTCTTCACCAGTTGCTGTGGCTCAAGCGCCGCCGCGCCAAGGCCACTCAATAAGAGTAACCCTTGCCGGAGCTTTCGGCTCTGCGCCGGGAGCCCCGGTTTCTCATGGTGAACCCAAAGGGGGGCCACAGCCGCCAAAGGCATCCCGTCAGCCCAGGCCCAGCCTGGTCCTCTGCCCCTACCGCCCCGGCCCCGCCAGCTTTAGCCTTTGACGCCCGCGCCCGAATGCCGTAAACGAGCCACAAAATCCGGTGCCCTGCCTTGGCCCGGGGTTAACAAAAACAGTTAGTTGAGGTTCACGCATGACAAAGCTCGCGACCCTTCCTGGAGATGATGTCCGCCAGATCATGTGGCGCTATGCCGACCGCTACGAATTGCAGATGGTGGTCCAGTCCGCGCGTGGCGTGGCCCGCGGGCATGTGGCCCGCATGGTGGCAGACGGAGTGCGCAACACCCACGAGTGGACAGACCGCAAGCAGTCCCTGCTGGATATTTTCGATTCCTCCGGCCTCACCGGCCTGTACATGGATACCTCCCAGGGCGGCTACATCGACGGCCCCAAGAATTTCGCCCTGGCGCTCACCACCTTCGAGCTGTCCTGGGTCGATGCCGGAGCCGCCACCTGTGGCCTGGCCAACAACCTCGCGCTCGCGCCCATCCACGAAAAAGGCACGCCCGAGCAGCGCCAGCGCTACATGAGCCTGTCTTGCCCCGGAGAAGGCCACCCCACCTGGCGCGGGGCCTTCGCCCTGACCGAGCCCCTGCCCTTTGTCGGCGTGGACACCGGCATGCTGGGCAGCAAGATGCGCGTGGCCGAGTGGAAGGACGGCGAGGAGCCGATTCTGCAGGTCGACAAGCGCGGACGCTTCATCACCAACATGGACTTCGCCAACTTCGTCACCGCCGCCGTGGTCAGCGACGACCCGCGCATCAAGGGCTCGTGCATGATCATCCTCGAGGAGGGCGACCCCGGCGTGTTCGACCGCGGCGCGCCGACCCTCAAGATGGTCCACCAGCTCTCCAGCACGCGCGACCCGGTCCTGAGCCTCAAGGTGCCCGCCAGCCGCATCATCGGCGGCTACTCCATCGTCGATGGCGTCATCGTGCCGAAATACAGCCACGCCGAGATCATCGGCGCTGTTTTCCACCGCACGCGCATCCCGGTGGGCATCATGACCTCGGCCAAGCTGCTCTCTGCCGTGGAACCCGTGATCCGCTACCACCGCGGCCGCTCCCGTGGCGGCGAGGCCGTGCCCGGCACCCCGCGCTTCGATCAGGGCTTGCAGATGAAGGAGGACGCCGTGCAGCGTCTGGCCGACATCTGGGCCGCTGGCGAGGCCGGAACCTCGCTGGGCTTCGACGCCGCGCGCAAGGCCGACGGCTTCGACCCCATTGAGCGCGCCAAGGAGGCCTTGTTCCAGGCACAGGGCGTCACCGGCCCGCGCGCCCAGATGAGCGCGCTGAAAAAGATCGAGCCCCAGGCCAAGGAGTTCCTGCGTCTGGCCTTCATGACCCCGGCCGAGCGCGAGGCCATGTTCGAAGAGGACCGCTACCAGGAGCTTTTGAACGACACCCTGGTGCAGTTCGCCGTCATGGACGCCGAGGGCAACGTCATCATCCCGGCCTGCAAGCTCTGGAACACCGGCCATGGCGCCACCATGATGCGCGAAGCCGTGGCCCTGGTGGGCGGCTACGGCGTCACCGAGGACTGCCCGGGCTTCCTGTTCCAGAAGTGGACCGATTGCCAGCTCGAAGCCACCTACGAAGGCCCGGAGGTCGTGCAGCGCCGCCACCTGGTGGCCACCATGACCAACCCGCTGTTCCTGGAGCTCATGGGCCACTGGATCGACGAACTGGACAAGCTCGCCGCCTCCTGGCCCGCTGCCGGCTCCCGCGCCCTCGCCCAGGCCATGCGCCTGTGGCTGTGGACGCTGGAGCACCTGCAGGCCAACAAGGACGACGACGGCAAGAAGCTGTTCAACAGCAACCGCCATGGCGTGACCTTCCCCATGGCCGACGCCCTGGCCTGGCTCGTGGCCGCACGCTGCTTCATCGCCGACGTGGTGGAGCTCAAGCAGAAAGGCCCGGACAACCCGGTGGTGGCCGAGGGCCTGGAAGGCCTCCTGTCCTTCTACGCCGACCTGACCCGCATCCACGCAGCCCGCACCGCTGGCGAAGTGGCTCGCATCTCAAGCGAGCTGGTCTACGGCTACACGCGCACCTCCAACTCCCAGGCTGCGGACATGTTCGAACTGCTGCGCCAGCAGCTGGACACCGCGCTCGTGGGCTCGCGCCTCGCGCGCGATCGTGCCGGGGAAGCCCTGGCCGGGGTCATGATCCCGGAAGCACTGGACTACCCGATGTAGAGAAGAAAATATGCTTCGCAGGCCGGGGGGACGTTGTCCCCCCGGCCCCCCCGCATGCGCCGAAAGGGCTGCTTCAGGATGAACCTGAAGCAGCCCTTTCGGCTTTGTGAGGGGCAGCGGGAAGGGGAGAGAATTCTCGAATTTAAGGCTTGTTGTTGTCCGTTGTGGTTGATTGCTGAAGGACTATTAACCAGCACGCAGCGGGGCTCCTGACGTAAAGAAAATGCCCCTTCATGGACCATTCTCCCCCTCAGAAAGGGGCCAACCGCGCGCGGGTTTTCGGGCGTCTTTCCCCGAAAAACCCGCACGTATTGCCCGCCCAGCCCAGCCGAGGCCTTCGCCTTCCCCACCCCTGGCTTGCCTCGCCTCCTACCTCCCCATCTTCGCCGCCAGCCATGTGGTGGGTGCAGGCGCGGCGATGGGCGAGGCTTCGCGGGCGTCGACGCCGCGTGCCTCGCGCAGCTTGTCGGCGTAAAGCGACCAGAAGGCCTGGCCCAGCGCTGTGGAGGCCGTGAGGGGATAGGCCAGGGTCGCGGCCAGCCGCGCGGAAAGCGTTTCGCACAAGAGCGGGTCGAACAGGCGCGGGTCGTCCAGGCGGCGGATGTAGGCGATGGAGAGCGGCCCGGTTTCGTCGCAGAGCACCTGCCCGGCCTGGACCTCCCAGGCGGAGAGCGATGTGCCGGAACATGCCACGGAGAGCACGCGCAGGCAGTCCGTGGACAGGGGGTAGCTGGCGGACCACTTCCAGGCCGGGGGCGTTGCGCTGGCGGCCAGCTCGACCAGCGCGCTGGCGCAGTTCCAGGGGTGGGCGCGCAGCACGGCGTCGCGCACGGCGGCCCAGCGCTGGTTGCACAGGCGCGCGGCCTTTGTGTTGTCGGCAAGGGAGGCGATGGCCTCCTCGCCGAGGTCGGTGAGGGCGCTGTTGCAGATCTCGATGACGCTGACGGCCATGGGGGAAACCTCCACAAATAGGGTTGCGCGCCGGGCAAGCGGCCCGAAGCAAATTGCGCAAGTCTACCATGGGGTTTTGGGCCTGGACAAAATTGGCCTGCTTTTGGCCGGTAAAAGGACAAAAATTCCCTGTTGACAGAGATTGAGAGACGAGGGCTGGGGCCTGCCTCCGGCGGCTGTGGGGCCTGAGGCCCCCCAGACCCCCCCATCGCGCCGAAAGGGCTGTTTCAGGAGGAACCTGAAACAGCCCTTTCGGCTTTGGTGGAGCGTGGGAAACGCTCTTTGAAGTGGTTTTGTCTCCACCCTACAAAAGTTTTTGAAGTG